GGAATTATTACAAAACTTACTAACACTTTCAAATATGATGTTTAAAAATTTAAATAAACAATGTTTTAAAAAGCATGATAAAGCTTTATTACATATTGCGAGTTCAAGTAGATCTGATTCTCCTTTTGATAACTGTCCAGTTAACTTGTCAGACGTCAACTGCTATTTATTATTACAAAGGTTTAATAACCTTCTTTCTTATGCCAAACGATTCTTAAATTTAGAATTCGGCCAACAAGTCGATTTCGATTCTAATAACAATAGACTACTTTCTGCAGCCTCAAGGATAACTAAGCCTAATGTTTTCAAGAAGTTTAAGGAATATTGCGAGAATTCTCTCAATATTAAAATTGACACAGATTTTTCTTATGTTGATAAGAAGTTTATTTTAGATAATGATTTGCCTACTTTGACCAGTTATCAAACTGAGAATTTTGATTTTTCAAAGATCAACCTTTCTTACTTGATTCTAGCTGCACTAGATACTGCAAAACAATTTAGATATTATGATCAAAAATATACTCTTTTAAGAACAGAAGATGCTGTTGATAAACTACCTTCTGACACATCTGCCGGATATCCTATTTATGGTAAGAAACGTTCTACTCCTGCTAGAATGGATGCTATTCATTGGGTTAATAAATACATAAATAAACCTGAACTTAACAAATTGCAAAGTAATCCTTGTACCATTTATCATCGTTTTACTACTAAATTCGAATCATTTGATAAGAATAAAGTTGGAGTTCGAATGATATGGGGTTCTTCTTTTAGAACTGTTTTACTTGAAAATGTTTTATTTTATAAACCACTTAAAGACACAGTTGATTTATTTGCTAACACTGATAAAGTTAACTCTGGACTTGGGAAAACAAATAGAAATATTTCTAATTGTATTAACGAGATAAGATCTAATAATAACACTATCCTTCAAGGTGATTATTCAAAATTCGATTCAAATGTTCCAGGTTTCATGATAGTTCTATATTTTGCTGTTCGTTCTTTTTGCTTTTATGAAGATGAAAACATTTTAACTATTCTAAAACACTTAATGATTAATCAGATCTATACTCCTTTTTGCTATATGAGTGGTGAACTTCAATATACTAAAAAGGGGGTGGTATCTGGTTCAAAAATTACAGCTGATTTGAATACATTTGTTAATGCCACTATTATTAACTATTGCTTTAGAGAAAGATCAAAAGGAAAGTCTTCTGCACCGAACAATTCTTATTCTGTTCTTGGAGATGATAATTTAATATCTTTAGATTCTTTTTCTTTTGAATATTTTAAAGAAGTGGTTTCACGTTTTGGTATGATACTTAATGAAACTAAGAGCAAGGTGTCAAAAAATTATCAGAATTTGGAATACTTAGGTAGAATCTGGGATATTAAAAATAGGCCAACACAAAGTTTGAATTGGTTTGTTTCGCATATTTGTATCTCCGAAAGATTCTTTGTTGATCAAGAAATACCTATCTCAGAGCTTCAAACCTACAGGGCAATTTCAGTTTGTGCTCCATTGTACAATGGTTTTGAAACTTTATATAAATTGATGAATAATCAAGATTTTGTTTTAAATAGACTAATCAATGAAGTAAGACAAGGAAAAGATCCTAAGATTAAATACATTGGAAGGGATGATATTAACCTTAAGGAAATAAGCCTTCGAACTTTAATGACCTGTGGATGGGAG